TTTAACCGAAATTTCGGTGTCAAACATCTCATTAATCTTTTCAATTGCATATTGTCTTTCTTTTAACATATTATCCACATAAGGCAAAAGTACGTCCACATTCATACTTACTTCACCTAAATTAAGGCGTTCACGTTTCATGTTGTAATTTGCGTTTAGCCCCAATTCGTTGTACATACTCGCTTTGTAGTATTGTATCAGTTCAATAAGCTGTGTTATATATACGCTGTTTGTAGTCGGTGCTGTCTGCATATTTACGCCTTTGAAAAAAGCGTTTTCCCCAATAATAGAAAATTCACCGTCTTGTATCTTGCGCAAAAAATCATCGGCACTTTGTTTCGTCTTGTCATCGCTGGCACTTATCAACATCGTAATACGTGTCAATACGCTGGCTGTATTCAACGAAATAAGCCCGTCAGTATATAAAACGGCATAACGTCCAATTAGAGGCAAAAGGCTCTCGCCGTTGGTGTCGTTCTCAATCAAAACCCCGTCTTTATTAATATCGTATGTTTTGTTTAAATGTAGGGAAGGGTTCGCAACCGTGTAAAGCGTTGCCCGTCCGTAAACATCGGGTTCGCCTCCTTTGCCGCCGCTCAACGCATACAAAACGCCGTCCACTTTCGTAACAAAGGCGTTTCCCTTTGTCTGCAAAAGCCTCTCCAACTCTTTTTGCGGTATGCTTATAGGCAAACCCTCATACTCAAACATACTTTGAGTTTTCGCCAAAGTGTTAGCCATAAACTCGGTTACGGCTGTGTCTTTGTCCTTAATCTGCTTTTGGTAAAGCGTGTAAATGTTATCTGTCCTTTTCATCTGTCAGCACCTTAATTAACGTTGTCAATTCTGCCAATACCTTTGTATTTTCGTTTATGGTGTCTTTTAAGTGGTAGGTTTCATCTTTGTGCACTTCATTCTGTTTAACCATGTACCAAAATAATGCCCCACACATCACAATCGGAAAACCCAAACTTGAAACAATCTGAATAATATTATTTGCGTCCATAAGATAAAAATTTTAAGTTATATCACAAAGGTATTGTTTTTATTTTATATTACGAGCGTGTTGGCACGAAATCTGTACCAACACTACTAAACATCAACGCAAAGTAACTATATTTGTCTTTGCGCTCGTAATTAAATAATTGCGTACTATCTCGCCTATTTCGTTATCTTGATAGAAAACTTTGTCTATTGCGAAAAACCGTGCAACTTGTTGTTCGACATAACTAGCCGTACTCAACAACTTGCGCTTGTAGTTAGGTTTGCCGTTCATTTCCAAAGAATAAATAATACTGTTTTCCTCGTCTTTTATCGGGGTAGTCTTGGCGTGTATGTACGTAAAACACTCGTTTCCAACTTGTATAACGTTCCCTTGCAAAGTGACATCATTAAACTTAATGTAGTACACAAACAAAACGTCTTTCGGTTTGTACTTGCACGGCAAATGAGGATATACGGCAAGCTCCCATTTGCCGCCCGTTATCATCTGCAAATTTTGATTGTCGAAACAAAAATACTTATTGCTCGCTTTATGTTGTACTATCGTGCTGCAATATTCAACCGCCACTATTGCGCCATTCTCCCCGAAACGGTATATATCTATAGTTCCCTGCTCCATAAACGGCACTTGCTTCAGCCCCATTTCGGTAAAGTACGGGCAAAACTTGTTTACCGTGTTACCTAGCATAAACACTCTGACATTATCACGTTGACGTATTATCGTGCTCAACAAATTCATGAACAACATAAACTCATCGGGCAAATAGTAACGTCGTGTTAAAAACTCATCAAATACTATAGTTGTAACATTCGGATAACTGCTACTCTTTTCGTGTTCCTGCTCGCTCAAACAAAAACCGTAACAAAAAGGGGTTGGGTCTGGTGTGCGCTTCTGATTTTCCGCATCATAATAAGACAAAAACCACTTGTTGGACATATAGAAAATTTCGTTATATTTCCCGTCTGTTATTTCCTCAATAATTCCGTTTGCGGTGTGGTTAGCAAACAGACTTTCGGCACGTTTTCCTCGCAAATCCTCTCGCCAACGTCTTATGTAAGCCATTTGTTCGCCCGTGGTTACATAATTCCGCAACCCGTGCAACAGTGCTGCGTATGTTTTGCCGTTGCTTCGTTCACCAAAAATAATGTTATAATCGGCGTTCTTGCTTAAAATCGCTTTCAAGTCGTAAAATTTCGGCTTGTCTGTCTTTGTTTTTCTTGTTGTCATACTCTTATTATTTTAGTCCTTAAATTTAATACCTCGCAAATAATTTATGTACATAACCGAAAGGGAAAGGCTGTACCCCGTTGGCTCTAAATGTACGCCCGTGCGTTCGTTGTAATGAGACGTGTTGCCTTTGTAGTCGGTTACCTCACCGCTTATCTCATAATCAATGTATGTATGTATGTTTTTGCCCGTTGCTGTTGGCGGTATATCCAAATAGTTTGTAAACGCTTCAAATATCCCGTCCTCTCCGTACTTTTCAATAAGATACGGTATTGAGGCTTTTTTGTTCACACCCGAAACGGTTAAACTAAAATCGTAAGACCTTCCGCACGCTTTTAGTGCGTCAGGCTCTTGCACCATGTAGCGTTTTGCGCCCAAAGTCTTAAACCTCGTGTATGTACCCTCAAAATCCCACACGCCCAAAGTCTTTGTGATGCCTTTTATAGTTTGAGGCTCACATAGAGAAAACGGCAAACCATGATATTTGCACGCTTCACGTAATTTAGTATGTACCTGCATATTGTAAGCCTTGAAATAGGATTCATGCTCTTTGCCGTTCATTATCTTAATACTGTCTGTATCACTATAAACATAATCTTCTTTAGCTTCATGTATGCCCGTAAAAAGGTTGCGCCGTGCGTAAGCTGTTACGTATATACCCCACGGATAAAACAAGAAACGGTTTCTGCTGGTGTTGTATTTATATAACAGTTCCTGCTTTTGTTCAGGAGACATTGCGCTAATATCCCACTCGCCATTATAAGTAAATTCGTCCCTTAATGGGTTGGTAACACACATACCGTAACAACTGTTTAACATTTCCTTGCTGTTTAAATATTCCACTTCTTTACCTTCGACCCCTTTCAATTTTGTCTTGCTTTCGTACAAATGAAGAATAGACCTCACAAACGGGGTAGGTAAATACTCTCTTTTGTAACAGTACATTTTACCAACTCGCATACGTTCCCACGAGTAAAAGTTTTTTATAATATGAAAGTCAACCTCTGTAATAGTTAATGCTATCTTGCTAGCCGCCACAATACGACCGTTATTTTCGCATGGGGTTTCTTTCACAAAACATTTGCTTGAACTTATCGGATTATCTTGCGTTTCGCTGGCAAATATATTAGTAAATTCAATATCGAAAACGCAACAATATTTTGATATTAGAAACTCAAATTGTGCCATATTCTTAACAGTTATTTCGACCCCTTGAGACATAGGGTATTTTTCAGCTATCATTACATACGGATAACTGCTCGTAAAGTCGTAACTGTCCACGTTATGCAATATTTCGTCTGTATATTCGGCGTTTGCGTGTGTAAAACCGCCTGCAAACGCACGTTGCAGCATATTAAATTCTTCCATACCCGTAATTTGTAGTTCATGCATCAAATTCACATATTCCCAATTCGGTACGGTCTTTCCCTCATCGCTCTTTTCACGTAAACAGTGCGCACGGCAATACTTGCGCACAAACCCCGTTTTTGTTATCGGTAAGTGTGTTATTCCTCCGCTTTCCTCTATCCGTTCTTGAATATAGCACATAACTAATTTTATATCATTTATGCAATAACCTATTTCAGTAGAGGTTAGCGGTGTTTCGCTATGTCTTATTTGCTGGTAGTCCAAATCGCCAACGGCTTTTGCACACTTGTATTTCATAAGTTGCTCGCCTAACTTTGCAAGCGAATACCCCGAAAGTAAGTAACTGCATCTAAACTCAATGTTGCCCGTTGTAATTGCGTAAATCGGTTTGCGTAAATCAATATTGAAAACCCGTTGCCACTCAAACCACTTGCGCAAAAACTGAAATTCGTATGAAAGGTTATGCACATACACAATAAGGCGTAATTTGTTGGATAACTGCAAAACATCGCTTACGGTCTGCATCATCGTAACAAACTCGCTCCACGTGCGCCCCATTATAGTATAACCGTTGATACCAAATTGCCAAACGTACATTATCGCAACCTTTTCTAATTTAACCTCACGACCGTTTACATCTTTCATCTGTTGCTTTTGCTCGTATGTATACGAGTTTCCGTCCGTATCACGGTAAAAACTTGTCGTTTCAATATCAAAAGCGCACGGGACATTATAAAACGTATCTCCTTTGCTGTTGCCAATAATGTTTTTTTCGTTCACTGCACGTTGAAGGACATCTGAAATATCTTTCGGACAGTTAACTCGTCCTTGTAACTCAAAAGGTATTTTTTTCATAAACCAAACTTGCTAAAGTTTTGTATAACACGTTCTAAATCTTTTATAGCATCGGCGACCTCGTTTGCAGCACGTTCTATCTCATCATCAATAGCGTGTGAAATACTTTTTGCTTCACTCTCTATTTGTGTGCTTATATCGCTAGCACTTTGTTCCATTTCGCCCGTAAAATCCTTGTAGCGCATCAAATAACGTTCAACAAAGTCACTATCAGAAATGCTGTTTAACTTGCCTAATAAGTCACTAGCCATAAGGGCATACTCTTCGGGTGTTAATTTATACACACGTTGCAAATGTTGCCCGTACTGCTTTGTTCCTTGCGCCGTGCTGGTTGGCTGTTGTAAGAATGATATTGCTTTTCCGTACTCAATTTTTAATGTATTCCAATCGCCACGCATCGAAAACTTCGCAAAACCTTTAACATCGCCTTTATTTAATGCTTGCACGGCTGGCGAAAGTTGTCCGCTTGCTTCGATATTCTGTATTCGTCGGTTAGCCATTTGAAAAACACGTGTTATCTCTTTTCTAAATTCGGGGCTACTTTCAACCGCCTGCAAAATCTCTTTTTTGATTTTAGCACGTTGAGTTGCCCTAAAAACAGATTTTGTGAAACCTAACTTTGCCATACTCTTGTATATTAAATAGATATAGACAACCATTTTCGTAAAGTCACGAAAATGGAACTTTGCCATACTCTTGTATATTAAATAGGGGTTACGTTTTAGCAACCCCCATAAAATTAAACATAACTTCCAAACTCTTACAAATCCACAAACGAAATAGAGTAGCACTTCTTGCAGTGGCTCTCATACTCGTAAATCGTGTACCCGACTTTGCCGTCTTTGATAGTTTGTACCGCCTCATCATCGGCAAGAATTTCACGTACCGTTTCGGCGAGGTGGCTTGGTAGGTTCACCAACCATTTGTTTTCCTCATCAATTATTACGGGACAGTCGCCTAATTGCGATTTATGTACGTAAAGCCCACTGATTTTGTGTACCACATCTTTGCCGCCCTCATTTTCTGAATTGAAAATATCGGCTATCTTGGTGTACTTGAAATTTGTTGTATCAATCCCAAAAGTTGTTTTGTTAAACTTACTTGCGAAACTTTTCATTGTAGTAATATTTTAATTGTTAAACTTGTTGTTAATTGTTATTCGAATAACTGCCTACCGTCAAACTGCATATTCGGTTCGGGTTGTCTTGAGGCTTCAAGTCCATAAGCCACGCCCGAAATCGGTTCGGTGTTGTCTTGAGGCTTCAAGTCCATAAGCCACGCACGAAATCGGTTTATTTTCATGACCGCACGCTGGTCTCGGCAAACTTCATTACAAGCCATAAGGCTACCCAATGAAGATAAAGCGTCAAAAATAATCTCGTCAAATGAATTTCTTTTTTCTTCCATTTTAGTAAACTTTTAATTGTTATTTTTTTTCTTTTAACTAACACTATGCAAAGATATAAATTTTTTCTAACATACAAGTATAAGTGCACAAATTATTTTTCGTTTTAACTTTTATTAACTTATTGTGTTCAATGTTCCACGTGAAACATTTCAAAGGCTCACACGAATAACAAAAACCGTGCCAAAAAGTGTGTTAGCAAGTGTTAAAAACG